TTGCAAAAGCATTTAATAAGCCACTAGAATACATCAAGTCTATTATGTCAGACCTTCGTGATACGTTTGAAGAAGAGTCTAATGCACGTGATATATATGATGAAGAATACGATAGAGCTATTGAGTCAGATGAAGCATTAGTTAAAGACACCTATATTAAATTAGATGGTGAACGCTATAGAATAGTTATCTTAGGCAACACTATTCTTTACAAAGAGAAGTCAGAAGTTGTTCCGTTTGCATGTATCACTCCAATGATAATGCCACATAGACATATTGGTCGTTCTTATGCTGACTTGACTATGGATATTCAGTTAATTAAGTCTACGCTTATTCGTGGTCAGTTAGATAATATGTATCTAGCTAACAATGGTCGTTATGCTATTAGCGATAGAGTAAACCTAGACGATATGCTTACATCACGCCCAGGTGGTATTGTTCGTGTAGAAGGTGACCCAGGTTCAGGCATTATGCCTTTATCACATCCACCACTACCAGCATCATCATTTGGTATGGTTGAATACATGGACTCTATGAAAGAAAAGAGAACAGGTGTTACAGCTTACAACCAAGGATTAGATGCTAACAGTCTAAACAAGACAGCTACCGGTGTAGCACAGATTATGAATGCGTCTCAACAACGTATTGAGTTAGTAGCTAGAACATTCGCAGAGACAGGTGTTAAAGAATTATTTAAACTTGTTCACAGATTAGTTAGAACTACACTTACTAAACCTGACATTGTTCGTATGCGTAACAAGTGGGTAGAAGTAGACCCTAGAGAATGGGAAGACCGTAATGACTTATCTATCTCTGTAGGTTTAGGTGCAGGTAATAAAGACCAACAATTGGTTCATTTAACATCTATCTTGAATATGCAAAAAGAAGCTATTCAAATAGGTCTAACATCACCAGAAAAAATTTACAACGCATTATCTAAACTTACACAGAACGCAGGATTTAAAAACCCTGAAGAGTTCTGGACTAACCCAGCAAGTACGCCTGAACAAGAAGGTCAACAAAACAAACCTTCTGAAGCAGAGATTATGGTGCAAGGTCAGTTACAGATTGAACGTGAGAAAGCACAAGCACAGTTACAACAAGAGCAAGTACGTTCACAGAATGATGTTATAATTGAACGTGAGAAGATAGCAGCACAAGCTGAGTTAGAAAGATTCAAGGCTCAACTTAAAGCAGAGACAGATTTAGCTATCGCACAAATCAAAGCTCAACAAGGAATGATGTAGTGCCATTAAAATTAATGCCTCTTACTAAAGAACAAATTGACAGTTTATATAATCAAATATATGAAACTGAAAATGAACGTACAATATTCCATGAAATATGCAGAATAATTGAAGATGCACATAATGGTGTTATGTTAGACACAAGGTACAAAGGATATAATAATAATGGATAAGTCATTATCAGAAATTAAGTTAGGCGCACAAGCACAGCAAATATTAGATAATCCTGTATACAAGGATGCTATAGAGCGTGTTAGAGAAAACATTGTTAGTAGTATGACTAATAGTGCGATTGGTGATGAGAAGACACACAACAGATTAGTAATAGCATTACAACTATTAAACCAAATAAACAAGCAACTTACTGACGTTATGCAAACAGGTAAGCTCGCATCTATCCAAACGGACAGACCTAAGTTTAAGATATTTGGGTAAGGACAAGCCCACTTAAAGCCTACTTCGGTAGGTTTTTTTATTGTCTAATTTCAAGGAAATAAAACTATGAGTGACCAAGTCGCAGAACAGTCACCACAAAGCCGATTAGAGGCTATGCTAGGTGATAGTATTGAGTCAGATGTTAAACCACCTGAACTTCAAGAAGAAGAAGAACAAGCACCACTAGAGGCTGATGCTGAAGCTACTGAAGAAGTAGAGTCAGAAGAAGCAACAGATGAGCCAGATGAAGAGATTGAGGAAGAAGAACAGTCGCAAGATGAAGTTCCTGCTATCCTTAAACTTAAAGTCAATGGTGAAGATGTTGAGAAGCCACTAGACGAAGTCGTAGCATTAGCACAACAAGGCTTAGACTACACGCAAAAGACACAACAAGTCGCAGAACAACGTAAAGAACTAGAAGCGTATGCCCAGCAAATACAAATGCAGGAGCAAGCCTTTCAAGAACAGATGCAACTTAACAATGTCTTAATTGAAGATGTAGCAAAAATCACATCATTAGACCAACAATTAAACCAATATGCTAACGTGAATTGGAATCAATTGTCTGATAATGACTTTGTGGAAGCGCAAAAACTTTTCTTTACATACAACCAACTACAGCAAGAACGTAGCCAACTCGTTTCACAGTTTGAAGTCAAAAAGCAACAAGTCGTTCAAAAGCAAACGCAATTGATGGCTGAGAAGATAGCAAAGGGAAAAGAAATCCTAGCAAAAGAGATACCAAATTGGAGTCCTGAGACTAACCAAGCATTGTTATCTACTGGCAAGGACTATGGATTTTCTGATGTTGAACTCAACGCAATTGTTGACCCTCGTCACGTAAAGGTTCTGCATGACGCTATGCAATGGCGCAAACTACAACAAAATTCAGTTGTGAAGAAAAAGGTATCAAACGCTAAACCGGTAGTGAAACCTGGCTCTAAAGATACCAAAGCGGAAGCTAACTCTAACCACCGTAACCTACGTGAGCAATTACGTAAGACAGGTAAGTCAGACGCAGCTACAAAACTTATAGAAAATATGCTTTAATTTAAAAGGAAACCATAATCATGGCAGCATCAGCAACCAATAGTTATACCGGTAAAGGTATAGCTGAATCTTTTGAAGATATCATTTTTGATATTTCTCCAGAAGATACACCATTGTTATCAATGGCAAAAAGAATGTCAGCAGGTCAAACTTACCATCAATGGCAAACAGACGCATTAGCAGCAGCAGCGACTAACAGAGCTATTGAAGGTGATGATTCTTCATTCTCAACATTAGCAGCAACAACAGTATTAGGTAACTATACTCAAATCTCAAGCAAGACAGTTCAAATTTCAAACACTTATGACGTAGTTAAAAAATATGGTCGTAAGTCTGAAGTTGCTTACCAACTTATGAAAGCTGGTAAGGAAATGAAGAGAGATATGGAGTATGCTATTGTACGTAACCAAGCATCATCAGCAGGTGGCGCAGCAACAGCTCGTTCATCAGCAGGTATGGAATCTTGGATTGTAAACAGAGTACTAGCTACAGGTTCTACATCAGGTTCTACTCCTGGCTTTTCAGGTGGTCTTGTTGCAGCTCCTACAGACGGTACAGCAGTTACATTCGTTGAAGCAGACTTAAAGTCAGCTTTACAATTAGCTTGGACAGATGGTGGCGAACCATCAACAATCCTTATGTCAGCAACCAACAAATCACGTTTTTCTGGTTTTAGTGGTATTGCTACTAAGTTCAACAATGTTCAAGGCACAACACAAGCAACTATTACTGGTGCAGCAGACGTTTACGTTTCTGACTTCGGTAATCATACTGTGAAACTTGACCGTTTCATGCGTGATGCAGCAGTTCTATGTATTGACCCAGGCTATGTTGGTTTAGCTTCACTACGTCCTTTAAGCAAAGAAGAACTTGCTAAAACTGGTGACTCAACTAAATATCTATTAACAGCAGAATATGCTTTAGTAGTACAGAACCCTGACGCACATGCAAAAGTGCAAAACACAGGTGCTTAGTAACTAGATGTGATATGATAGGGGGAGTTAATTCTCCCTCTATTATTTTTACTATGCCAATATTATTTGACCACAATAGCGTAACAGGTGTAAGTCAGTACTTTGACTACGACCCAGCTAAAGATACATACTACCTAACTAGCACACAAGATATTAGTGGCATGTTAGACGATATTAAAAAGTCCAGAGATAACCCTGAAGTTTGGAACAAGGGTGTTAAACAAGAATGGGCGCACTTTGCTAGTATTCCACCAGTAGTGGAAATGCAGTTAAAGCAAAAGGGTATAGACATGTATAACCCTAGCCAAACAAAAGAACTTATAAAAGAAATAAACGAAAACTATCCTTACTTAAAACTAACTACTAAACGTGGCTAAACATATCATTATAGCCTTCTTACTTATAACTCTAACAGGGTGTACTAGCTTTCTAGTATCAGCCTCAGGAACATTTGTAGGTAATATAGCTTCTGATAGAGTTATAAAAGAAATGGATAAGAAGTAATTGGATAAAAAAGAATTAAAGAACGTACAGTTAGCAATACATGACCTCATACAGAAAGAAGAGTATGACGTAGCTTTACCTATTATTAACGAAGTCTTAATGGTATATCCTAATGATGCAGCTACACTAAACTTCTTAGGTTATATCTGGCTCATGGGTGAAAAGCCTGCATTTGCATATCAGTTCTTTCGTAGAGCATTACAAGAGTCACCTAACAACAAAGCATTATGGACTTCTCTAGGTCGTGCATGTCACGAAATGGATATGTTTGATGATGCTATTAAATACTTCTTAAAGTC